TGGGGACATCGTCGAACCGCTGGGCGTCCAGTTCAAGAACCCGATGCCACTGCTCCATCAGCACGATCACACTAAGCCAGTCGGCACCGTCAAGTTCGATAAGCCGACCAAAGACGGCATCACCTTCGAGGCAAGCCTTCCGATTATCGAGGAAGCCGGCCCACTGCGTGATCGCGTGGAAACGGCATGGGGCGAGCTGAAGGCTGGCCTGGTGCGCGCCGTGTCGATCGGCTTTCGCTCACTTGAGCATGCTTGGCTCGACGGCGGCGGCATTCGCTACCTTTCGTCTGAAATTCTGGAGTTGAGCCTGGTCTCTGTACCGGCCAACGCCGACGCGGTGATCTCCACCGTGAAATCAATCGACCGATCTCTGCTCGCCGCGACAGGCAAAGAGCCGAAGGACACGGACCGACCAAAACCTCCCGGCGCTTCGGGAAAATCAACAGCACCCGTAAATTTGCGCCCGAAGGAGGGCAATAACTTGAAAACTATCGCAGAACAGATCGCCGCGCTGGAAGCATCCCGCCAGGCGAAGGCAGCTCGCATGACTGCTGTCATGCAGAAGTCTATGGACGAAGGCCGTTCGACCGAAGCTGCCGAACAGGATGAGTTCGACACCCTCAACCAGGAAGTCGAGCAGATCGACGGCGACCTGAAGCGTCTCCGCGCTCTCGAAAAGATGCAGGCAACGACCGCAAAGCCGGTCCAGCAGGTTAAGGCCAATGCCACCAACCCGCTTGGCGCGCCCGTCGTCATCAAGGGCGAGAAGGACGAAGCCTTCGAGGGCCAGTCCTACACCCGCATGGTAATCGCCAAGACGCTCGCTCGCCTGGGCGATGTGTCGGCCGTCGGCATCGCGCATAAGCGCTGGGGCAACTCCAATCCGGAAATCGTCGAGACCATCAAGGCAGCTGTTGCTGGCGGCGGTACCGATGCCGGCGAGTGGGGCGCTGAACTTGTCCGCGCTGAGCGCTACCAGGGCGACTTCATCGACTACCTTTACAGCCGCACGATCTTCGACAAGCTTCCGCTTCGCGAAGTCCCGGCGAACGTGAACATCGCAGGCCAGGATGGCGCCGCAACCGGCTACTGGGTCGGCCAGAGCAAGTCCATTCCGGTCTCGAAGGCCGACTTCATGGACGTGACCCTGACGCCGCTCAAGGTCGCTGCTCTCGCAGTCGTCTCTAAGGAGCTGCTTCGCGACTCCTCGCCATCCGCTGAAAAGCTTGTCCGCGACGCTCTCGTCGAGGCTTCCGCTCAGCGCGTTGACCAGACCTTCCTTGGCACCGGCGCCGCTGTCGCTGGCGTCTCGCCGGCAGGCATCCTCAACGGTCTCACGGCTGGCACCAGCTCCGGCACCGACATCGAAGGCGTTATCGCCGACGTGAAGGCGCTGTACGCTGGCTTCATCACTGCCAACAACTCGGAAGGCCTGCAGTTCGTCACCACTCAGTCGCTCGCCAAGTCTCTTGGCCTGATGCAGAACGCGCTTGGCAACTGGGCATTCCCTGGCCTTGGCGCGAACGGTGGTTCGCTGCTCGGTGATCCGCTGACTGCTGGCGGCAACGTTGGCACGGGTGACCTGATCCTGCTCAAGCCGTCCGACATCTACAAAATCGGTGACCGCGGCGTGGAAGTCTCCATGTCCACTGAGGCATCGATCCAGATGGACAGCGCTCCGAACGGTGAAAGCGACACCCCGACCGCCAACACGAGCGTCGTGTCGATGTACCAGACGGACTCGGTCGCCATCAAGGTTGTCCGTCCGCTGAATTACGCCAAGCGTCGTGCTTCGGCCGTCGCCTACATCGGCGATGCGGCATACGCCTAATCGATAAAGGAGGCGGGGCTTCGGTCCCGCCTCCCTCCCGTTTGATGGAGGGTTCGATGGAACTCATTGCTACCCGCAGCCTGAAATACGGCACGCGGCGCCTTATGCCGGGCGACACTTTCGAGGCATCGAGGATGAACGGCCGCCTGCTGATCGCCCTCAAGAAGGCTACGGCCGCTGTCGACGAGTTCGGCAAAGCAGCAGAACAGGCTGGTGCTGTTACCAAAGAGCGACGCCGTTCCAAGCGAACCAAGGATTAATGCATGCGCCTTCTCGGTTTCAATTTCTCGCGAGTGAAGACAGCCGAGAAGGCTTTGTCGTCTGTCGATGACGGCGGGCGAGGCTGGTATAAGGTTTTCGAGCGCTTCCCTGGCGCCTGGCAGCAGAATGTCGAAGTCAAGTTCGATAGCGTCCTCTCCAACCATGCGGATTGGGCTTGCCGCACGCTAATCGCCAACGACATCGCCAAGCTGCGCATCAAGCTAGTGCAGAAGACCGACAACGGCATCTGGACGGAGATCGCCAATCCGGCCTATTCGCCGGTGCTTCGGAAGCCGAACCACTTCCAGAACCGCATTCAGTTCGTGGAATCGTGGATCCTCTCGAAGCTGCAGAGCGGCAACACCTATGCGCTCAAGCAGCGGGACAATCGCGGCGTGGTCACCAAGCTTTTCGTGCTGGATCCCCGCATGGTCACGCCGCTGGTCTCTGATACTGGCGATGTCTTCTACCAGCTGAACAGCGACAACCTGGCCGGCCTCAAGGAGAACACCGTTGTTCCCGCCCGCGAGATAATCCACGATCGGTTCAATTGCTTCTATCATCCGCTTGTCGGCCTATCTCCCATCTTCGCCGGCGGCCTCGCTGCTATGCAGGGCCTCGCCATCCAGAATGACAGCGCATCGTTCTTCAAGAACGGCGCTCGCCCGGGTGGCTTGCTGGTTGCGCCAGGCGCGATCGACGACGGCACTGCTCAGCGGCTCAAGGAATACTGGGACACCAATTTCACCGGTGAGAACGCCGGGAAGGTCGCTGTTCTAGGCGACGGCCTGAAATACGAGGCGATGAAGGCCAAATCGACCGACAGCCAGCTCATTGAGCAGTTGCAGTGGTCGGCAAAGGTCATCTGCTCGACATACCATGTCCCGCCTTACAAGGTCGGTATCGGCGAGACGCCGGCGTTCAATAACATCCAGGCGCTCAACGTCGAGTATTACTCGCAGTGCCTGCAGTCGCTGATCGAGGCCATGGAAATGTGCCTTGATGAAGGTCTCGGGATGGACGGCGTCACGATCGGCACCGAATTCGATACCGACAACCTCCTGCGCATGGACGCGCTCACGCAGATCGACGTCCTGGAAAAGGGCAAGAACATCTTCACGCCTAACGAAGCCCGTGCCCGCATGGGACTTGAGCCGACGCCGGGCGGCGCTGTCGTATACCGTCAGCAGCAGGACTTCAGCCTTGAAGCTCTCGCCAAGCGCGATGCGCAGGACGATCCTTTCGCCACCGCATCGAAGCAAGAAGCGAAGCCGCCCGCGCCAGAGCCAGCACCGGAGCCGCCCAAGTCGGTTTCAACCACTCACGCCAAAGGCTTGTTCGCCGGCGCCCGCACCAGGAAAGCAGCCTGATGGATCTACAAGCAGCGTTCGACGAAGGCTTTGACGCGGTCAAGGCTTACGTCGAGGCGTCTTTCGATGCCTTCGAGGCTCGCATCGGCGCCATGGAAAAGCAGATGGCCGAAGTTGCTGCGAAGGCTTCTCCGGTCAGCGCGGCAGGCGCCGTGATCGATCGGGCTGGCAATCTCGTCCTGACGATGACGGACGGCAGCACCAAGGATCTTGGCCTCGTGGTCGGGAAGGACGGTGAGCCTGGCCGCAACGGCTTTGAGCTGAAAGACTTCGACGCCACAGTGATGGATGATGGCCGGACCGTGCTCCTGTCATTCACCGGCCAGGATCTCGACTACAAGGTCGAGCTCGGCTTCCCCGTGATGCTCTATCGCGGCGTCTGGAAAGACGGCGACTACGAGCGTGGCGACACCGTGACCCGCGGCGGCTCTCTCTGGCACTGCGACGCGCAGAAGACATCCAGCAAGCCCGGTGAGGGCGACGATTGGACGCTCTGCGCTAAGAAGGGCAGGGACGGCCGCGATGGCGTGGTCGACGAGGCCAAACAGATCGTCCCCGTGAGGGTCGGTGTTCCGGCCGGAGGCGAATGACATGGCGCTTGTCACAGTTGACCAAGTCGACCTCGCGCTCCGGCTATCTCTCGCGGATAACGACGAGCGCATTCCGGACATCGAGCTGAAGATCAGGCAGGCAGAGGACGTCGTGCTCGACTACCTCAAGAAGCCTGATGTCGATTGGGATGAGGATAGCGTACCGCCGCGCGTGAACGCTGCGGTGCTTATGGTCATCCAGAGCTTACTCGACGAATCCAACACGGGCGGACTGCTGCCGGGCCTTGGCTCTGGCGATCCGACCAATCCGGTTGTCGCGCTGCTTTACCGCCTGCGCGATCCGGCAGTCGCATGAGGAGATCCAGCATGGCACGCGTTCGATTTACCGATGATTTCGACTACAAGCCGACGCGCCAGGTGACGATCGCCTATCGGGCCGGCATGGAACTGACCGTCAAGCGTGACTGCGCTGAAAAGGCGGTTGCTGCCGGCAAGGCCGTCGATGTGACAGGGAAGCCGACTAATGGCGAATAGCCCAACGGCTGGCGAGCTGCAGCACCGCGTCGCCTTCGACGAGCGCATCACAATCAATGACGGCCTCGGCAATACCGAGGGCGGCTTTGCCGAGCGCTTCAAGCTTTGGGCGGCCTTCCGGTCACGCGGCGGCTCTGAGGCTGTCGTGGCTGCTCGCCTTGAAGGCCGGAACACGCTCGGCGTCTATCTCCGATCGACGGCTCAATCGGTCCAGATCAAGTCGGACTGGCGCATGCGAGACACCCGCACCGGTGACGTCTACG